ATTCCCAGTAACCACCAACACCACTAAGATTGTGGGCGGAAGAACCGGTAAAGCGAGTATCAAGAAGTTGGTATCCAAGCTCATCACCAGGAAGTCCAGTGCCAGCTCCCGCATACTTAGCATGCGAAATACCGGCTCCAGAACCGCCGTCAGAAGACTTACCATCAGTTCCACTACCAAGAGTAGCAGACTGATAAGCGTAGCGAAGAGCAAACGCTAGTCCAACAGGACCAGACATTGGCTGAACACCGACGATTTCGTTAGTAATGAGCTCAGGGAACGTACGACGAATCATTGGGATAAGCACTTTAGGAAGACGAGCATCGCCAGTAGCATAACTATCAGAGTTAGGTGCTCCAACATAGGAGTCACCAACACTGTTAGGATTGTAAACACTGTGGTTGGTTACACCTCCACCAAACGAGCCGGCATTACCAGCGCTGTTGGCTTCCTCGATACACCACTGCTCTTGGTTCTCAAGAAGAATGGCGGTATTAAGGCGGGTGTGATCGTCTTCGATTGGTGCCACACTATCGGAAGAGTACTCAAGAACAGGTGCCCACTTCTCAAGAAGTGAATCTGCTCTATCTCTATCAATAAATGATTGTGGTTTATTCATTAGACGTTTCCTTTCATTTTACCTCATGGGATCTAGTCCCAAGTTACTCAGGTGACAAGCACCTCATCGTTCAGGGGGGAAATTATTTATGAGACCTTTGTAATTCCTGTAAATAAGGGTTAATAGGCTTTTCTTTTTTATCCTCCGAGATTTGTTGTACTGGGGCATCAGCTTTGACTTTACGCTGTTTATATGCCTCTTCTTTTAGTACTGAAAGTCTTTCATTTTCCTTTTTATCGAATAATTTAGCAGTATAGTCAAAATTTTCTTCAATAAATTTAGGTGATTTATCAGCTAAAATTTTGGTTAAATATTCTTTCTTCTTACCAGATAAACCTGCAGTTTTATTTTCTAGAAGCAATGAAGCAGTTTGCTTATTGTATGCTTCCTTAAGAAGTCTGTTCTCTTTTTCGAGCTCAGTTACCTTTTGACTTAACCCATCAATTTGCGTTTTTCCATCCATAACAGCTTCTTTTACCGACTCGCTCATTAAACTAGAATCAACAGCAAGCACTTTTCTAAGATTTCCTAAAACTTCTCTAGCAGTTCTATTTTTAGTAGCTTCTTCAATAGCTTCAGTAGGTACCGACTCTTCTAAATATTCATCTAAATAATCAGAAATACTTTCTACTAAGGTATTTTTAAATTGATTAGCACTACCATTGAGCTCTTTCTCATACTTTTTAACTACTTGTACAAGCTTATTAGCGTTATTATGATCAACTGCTTCAACCACTCTAGTTAACTTATCAGTATGATCTTTGTCGATTGCACTTACTAACTCTTCAAGCTTCTCTGCGTACAGTTCATCTTGATTTGTTAATGCTGCTTCAACTGATAATTGAATTTTTTCTTCAATGGCAGTTTCAATTTCCTTAACTGAATCTTCAGTAAGTACTTCTTCTGCCTGCTCGGGTAATGATTTATCGTTTTTCATATTTAAAAGAGTGGTTTGTCGGTAGCTTTATTGATTTTTTTTTCTAGTTTGTCTTCAATTACGCTCTTTAAATATTTATGTGCTTGAGCATAATTTTTACTAGAAATCTCCTGGATAAACTTAGTAATTTTATTCTTAACATTAGCCATATTATTATTTATTATAAAGATTTAATAAAGCTAAGAATTCTATCACGTAAAAATGAATCTACATCTTTTTTAGGTAATCTTTGCACTGATTTTTCGAAATTTTCGTAAACTTCTTCGTATCTATTATCACTTGTTACTACCCATTGCTTTGATTCTAAAATACCATCTACAAAGGCGCTTGGATAAGATGGGTCAGCTACACAGTCAATAGCTACTAATTTCATATTTTTAACCGTACTATGATCAGAACCTTCTTCCAATGTACCTAAGGCTCTTGAAGACATACCTACTTTAACACCATCATTAATGAGTGAACGTACTACTTGTCCACATGGAGTAGACAAAACTTTTGATTTACCGTAGAAAACATTACCATCTTGTGTGAGCTCTGTTACCATATGACACGCTCTTTCAAGATCAACATCTGCTGTAGTAGGGTGATTTAACTCACCCATTGCACGACCTGGCTTTACCATCTCTTCAATATAGCGATCAGTTTCTCTTTTTAACTCATCTAAAGGGTAGAGTCTATTGTTACGATTTACACCCTCAGCCATCATATATGGACCTTTTATGAAAAGACTTGATTCAGCATTTCTATCTGCTTGCTCTTCAATGTATTCGAACTCATCATTAACATCAGGTTTTTCTACAACTAAGTTAAGTTTTAACGCCATAATATTATTTATTCATCTTTTGTAAATAAGCTCTTTTTCTGTTAAAATAATAAACTTATACCCTCTTTTTTTACTATATTCACGTGCTGCCTTCCATTTAGCTTGATTAGTTACAAAAGTTTTTTGTTCATAAAGTAAATGCTTACGGTTTCTATATTTCGTTTTAGGTGGTTTAGTTTCTCTGGAGTGCTTTATTTCAACGAGATACTTAATTAGTTTGCTTCCCTCCATTATCTCTATATAATTATCAACATAATATCTATGTCCTTTATTATCTAAAGGACTATAATATGGAACTATTACATTTTCACTACCCCATTTTATAACGTTTTTATTATCATCACAAAATCTAAAGAACTTAAGTTCCAACCCTGATCGGTAGACAGCTTTACTACCTATAAATTTATTTGGATTTTTAGGTACAAAGATACCTTGTCTCCACTTTTTCATTACCCTACAAAGAACATTGTTGGATCAGTATCACCTAACCCTGGCGATGCACCATCCATAAGTTTTTGTTCTAGTTCAGCTTTCTTTTGCTGACCTTCTTGTAGTAAATCGTAGTTTAAAGCTCCGCCTCCCAGAAGATTGACTGAACCAAATTTACCTCTTACTCTTCCTATAGTAATCATTGTTAAAGCTAATGAATATTCATAAACCCATTGCTCCATTATAACATTACGAATAGGTTTTTCAATAAAACATGAAACTACACCATAGAATTTATCACTCCCTGGTTGTGGATACATTTGCATATATTGCGTTCTAGGGTCAAACGATATATCTCTTCGAATAGCAAGCATTTTTTCTCTTGTATCTATCCATTCTTTAAGAGTATACCATGAAACTAAATCAAAACCGTAATTACCCATAGCGTAACTAAAGTAAGTTTGTTGTGCTAATGTCTGTTCTAAAGTAAATAAAGTGTTAATACCGGTAGTTGACCCTTCTTCAAAATCAGTAACATCTACTACTTTTCTATAATCCATAATATCATAATCAAATACATTTTGAAAATGTGTTGCATTTGAAGCCGATCCTTGAAAAGTTAAAGTATGTCGTGGAGTTTTAGTAAATACCCCGGTTAGAGTTTGTCCTATTGCCGATCCACCAACAGTAGATAGGGAGGTGATAGTAGATACTAAACTCTGATCAAAGAGTTCAAATTGTTGTATTCCGTTTTGACCTCCAGTTAAAGGAGTAAAAGTAGCTGAAAGAGAACCTGATAAAACTGCGGTACTACCAGTATATACTGGGTATTTTGATGTATGAAAATTGCCTGATAATACGGTAGACGTACTGACGTATACAGATTCTGGTGTTGATCCTATAAACTCTGGTCCCGGGCCTAAAGGATTAGTACCTGCTACTTTTCTAGCACTAGTAGTTAAATTTGTATTAGCTAATGTATATAGTAAATCTAAACGAATACCTTTATTTTTTTCATACATATCTGAGTCAAAAATAAGATATTCTCTAGTAAAACCAGCATACTTAGTAAAATATTCTACAGCGATTTGAATATTTTCTCTTAATTGATCAGTGTGAATTTCCAAACTAACTAACGGATACCCTAGAGATCTTTTTATTCTATCTCCCAATCTATCATAAGTTTCAATTTTTGAATTTAAGTTTGTAGATAAAAAAGCAGAAAGAGGCTGAATAGTACATGCAAGTGCCATAAAATTATTTATTCTAGCATAAATAATAATATGCCAGAAGCTCTAACTACTAATAACGGAAGTACGTATTTTAATAATAACGAGTGTAGATCATTTAATATTCGTGTAGGTACCGGTATGACACGCTTATCAGGTGTTGATTCAGTAAAGCCGTTCTTAGGTCAGCTTTGCTCAGAAGTATATATAGTAAATAAGACCGGTCAAGAAGTTACTTTATTCGATAGATCAGATGCTTGGGGTGATGCCGAAGCTATAAATGTAAGCAGAGGTTTTCTACTCGATGATAATGATAGTATTACTTTAAGAGGTTTAACTAACGTTAATCAAGTTTCAGCTAAAACCGGTTCAGGAGCTGGAACTCTTTATTATAGAACTCAGTTCTTTAGCTCTAATCCAATAAGGTAATTAAACCTCAGGTGCAGGTTCACCGCCTTCAGGAGCTGGTTCCGCATCAACTGTAGCTTCTGCTCCAGTATCAGCCGGTCCTCCACCAAATTCAGGTATACCACCTTCGGCTCCTCCTGCAACACCGCCTCCTTCACCACCAACTTCAGCTTCCCCTCCTGCTAATTCACCTGCTACAGCTTGCTCTTTCCAGCTAGGTCCAGCTGCTTGAATTTGTGAAAGCTCCCACTGCAGTTCAGCATCTTTTCTAAGAAACTCTCTATTAGCTAAAATATCTTTATCTTTCCATCCTAAATATTTTTTCTGAGCATAAGTAGCAGAAACAAATTCAGAGGAAGCTAAATTATTAAAGTTACCTGCTTTTAATTCAAGTCTCTGATTTTCTCTTAACTCATAGAAATTAGTAGGTACGTTAAATTCAATCTCAAGATTTTGTTCAGTAAGATCAAGCTTTTTAAATATACCCATTAAAGTTAAGTGAGTAATAAAACCTTTCTTTAATCCAGCTGCAAATCTCTGCTGCTGTCTCATAACAAATCTAGCAAACTTAAGTTCTTCTCTTAAAATAGTTGAACCATCTGCTGAAGCTTGATCATTTGGATCGAGTCTAGTTGAAGGGACTTTAAGAGCTCTATATAGCTTCTTTATAAAGTACATTAAGTCAGAAAGTTCACCTAAATTTTGACCCCCAGCTAATTGACTTACAGAAGTGCCTTCCGAGCCTTGTCGTTTAGCAAACCAAAATGCATCAAGCATAGATTGAGGATTAAATTTCTTTACAACATTATCTTGATCTAAATCAAATGTTTTCTTAGACCAATAATTTTGTATTAATTTTCTAAGGTATGCTTCAGCCTTAGGTGGAGCCATATTACCTACATCAACGTTAAAGACTAATCTCTCCGGAGCTCTTACCAGTCTATAAATTACAATAGCATCCTCAATTAAAGATAGCTGTCTATAAGGACGTCTCGCATTCTCAAGAAATGGTATAACAAAGTTTTTAGTTTCGTTATATACACCAGAATTAATGTAAGTAATCTGGTTTTGATCCATAGGTATGAATTCAATTTTTTCTATTTTTTTAGGATTTTCAGGACTGTATATTGGTTTTCTATAAATATACCCTTTAATAAGCATATTTTGAATATTGTTATATACAGGGTCTATAATTTCAGATGGTAGATTTATAACTCCTAAAATACCATCTTCAACAAAGCCTTCATGAATAATTTGCTCAAAAAATAATTCACCTTCAACTAGAAGTTGTCTAAAATACTGCCAACCTCTATTTTTTAAATCATAATATTCTATATATCTATGAAATTGTTTTTCTAACTCTGATTTTTCTTCAACCGTTAAATCTACTTCTTTTAATTGTAACTTTGTAATCCAACCTGATTCATCCGGATTAATAGTTTCATCACAAATTTCATCTAAAGCATCAGCTACTTCAGAATAAGCAGCTATAATTCTGTAATCACGTATCCTACCATTTTTATCTTCTTGAATGTTAGCATACATTACATCACCAAAAGAAGAATCTTTAGCAAAATCTCCTATAGGTATATTATTATAAGGATTTGATGATGAAACAGAAGCTTTAGCTAAAGCTTCTGCTCTTTTCATACCCGTCTTTTTAAAAATATTATACTTAGGATTAAGTTGATTACCTTCAGGCTCCACATTTGAATATGGTAAACGGCTCTGGATGTATTGTATAAGATTTCGTCCAAAAGTTGATGCTCTGCCATCATTCGTAACATAAGAACGATTTTGAGAGGGTGTTGTAGATGAATCTGCCATTGTATATATTTATTCTAAGTTAATGATAGAGCTAGCGGCTTGATAAGAAGAAGCCCATCCAGCCTCATTTGCGGTAACAAAAGTAAACTTACCTGTACCGCTCAATGTTGATGTAGGTAGAGATATACTAACTAAATTATCAGTAGCAATATTATACAGACTATCATCAAGTTTATATGCACTTATTGTATCTAATTTAGCAGAAGTTACTTTTTGGAAATCTGTAAAGAAGTTTAATCTATTAGCACTTAAATAAAGTGAATTACTATAATTTAATGATTTACCGTATAATATAAAATTATTAGTTTGAGAGGATAGTACTGAGGTTTCATTTCTTAATTGCTCAAAAACTCCTGATGTGGTATAAAATATGTTTGTAAATTGAGGTACACCAGATACAGATATAGTTTCAGAATAATTTGTAGGTACGCTATTATCATAGCCAGATAACGCTCCATAACCTTGTTCAATAAAAGACTTATTTGATATTTGTTGATCTAATGGTGAATAAATTCTATTTCTTAAATCTACTGCTATAAAATTATTATCAATTTGATATATGTTACCAGATGTATCTTTCTCTTCCGGAAATAACCAACCTTTAATAGTGAAAGATGTATCTACAGTAATTCTAAATTTTTCAGAAAAAGTAGTATCTGTTGGAGTAGAGTAACTTAAATTACCGCTCCATAAAACTTCGCTTCTTATTTCTTGATCATATTCTGCTCCATAATCATCAGGCACTTTCCAAGTAAGTATAATATATGGATTATTATAAGGAACAAAATTAGAAATTATTTGATCAACATCTTGCATGTATCTTGCTAAAATTGACATGCTTACTTCTAAATTAACTGGCACTGGCATTAAGAATCTAGAAGAAGATTTTGGATTTTCTGTTTCTGTTGTAGGTATAAACGAAGAAGTTAACTTATTAAATACTCTATCTTCATCACGTGAAATACTGTCTAAGTTAACAGCTACAACCGGTAAAGTTATATTTTGAGCCTTGTTAACTATATCATACATTACTCGCTGCTTAGGAGCAAATACATATCTTACATCAATATTGGATTTAGCATTTCTATCTTTATCAAATCTACTTATAACTGTATCATCAAATGCAGCTACAAACTGAGTCAATAAATTTTTAATTTCAAAATGAAATGCTCTATTCTTCATACTTTATATATATTTATTACAGAAACCTATCAATAAAATATTTCGGCAACTTATGTCGATTATTAACTACATTTTCTGCTATTGATCCATCTAAAATATATGTTATACAATGATCTTTATGCGATCTTACTCCTCTACCGCATGATTGAATTAACGAGCAAAGCATTTTATTCATATACCAATTAAAATCATCTTTCATTAATTTTTCAATGCGTTTATCTTTAGTAGGTAAAAAAGGAGCTTTTACTATTATCTGAAATCTTGCTAAGTCATCTCTAAGGTCAACGCCGTGTGACATCGAAGGAGATATTAATACAGTTGGATCATTATTAACATAATGCTGTTCTAATATTGTTTCATTTCTAACACCAGGCTCACGTATCAAAAATCTAGACTCATTTAATTTATCACTTAAAAAAGATGTAATAGTATTATTATGTGTATGTATTATTCCCTTATCATTTTTATGAAATTCACATATTTCTTTTATTTGATTTACTATTTTAGGCAAGCTTCGCTTAAGATTATGATAATTTAATTTAACTTTAGTATTGCAATATATAGGAGCATTTTTTGCATCAAAAGAAGATTCAGCTTCTATATATTTAAATTTCTTAATACCTAAACTCTTACAAAAATTATTAGGATCAATAATAGTAGCTGACATTAAAATTACTTTATCCGCATACTTAAATAAATGATTAGAGAGTTTATCAACTTTTAACGGCATAAACGTTATACCTTTTTTATCTGTTTCGTATAAGTATTCACTATCATTCCAGGTCTCTATAATTAAAGATAATTTAGAATGAATATTTCTTAAGGTGATAAGATTCTTTTTAGATTCAATGATAAATTTCTTATTTACCTTACTACTATTATTAGTAATTTCTTTTAAATCTTCTATCCTATCATTTAAATCTAATATTAACTCATTTATCCATTTTACTACCTGTAAGCTATTTCTCGAATAAAACGGCCTAATATTTACATCTAACTTACTAAGACTTTCAAAGTTAATATTACAAGAAAACTCTTTTACTAACTGATCTTCAAGTTCTGCCGCTTCATCGCAAATAAGAAACTGTCTCTTTTTTAAATGATCAGGTAGCGAAAAAAACATGTTATAATTTAACGTACTAAACGTTGATGTTAACGCTGTATTTCTATCTTCATAATAAGGACATTTATTTAGAGCCCAGCACTCTTCTTTCATTTTAGGTAAATGTAGACAGGGAGCTAACTCAACAGTAAATCTCTCATCTACTTCACATTGATAATTTGATTTACCTTTTAATACTTTTACGTCTTCAAATAAATCTTTATATTGATCTTGTAAAGCTTTAGTTATAGTTAATGCAGTACAACCAAATGGCTTTTCTTCATTACATTCATCCTCATATGTATATCCCCCTCCATGCGTTCTTCTATAAGCTAAATAATTTGTTACTAGCTCTCTAAACTCCTTCGTAGGTTGGTTAGATACATTACCTATAGTTTTAGATATAAACGATTTACCAGAACCTGTAGGTGCATTACATACTACAAATTTATAACCATCTTCAAAAGCTTGATCTATGTTTTTGAGTAATTTAACTTGAGCAGGGTTAGGAGTATAACCATCCGGAAAGCTTTGAAGTAGACCACCTATCACACTTTATTTTAAATTAGTTCCATCTGATGGCAATATATATACCAAGTTGTCATATAACTTAGACTTGGATGAACTATCTAAAAATTTTACTCTAGTCATTTGCTTTTTAGGTATAAAGGAGCTCAAGTGGTAATTTAAAATACCTATATCATCCTCATAATTAACTTTAAATGGATATGGTATCTCGTAATTTTTATTAACACCATTTATTTCTAAAGTTAAATTTATATAATACTGTTTTACTTGGAATATTTTAAACTTGCCCTTCTTTAAAACCTTCTTGTTAGTCTTTATAACTATATCTTGAAGTAAAAAGGGCTTAAAAAAATCTGATACTTTTTCCAAACTTATATTCATGAATTCATAAAATTAAACTTTTGCTGTTTAGTTAAGGGGTAAATATTTTCATTAAAATATATCCAAAAATCTTCATTAGCAGGTATCTCTTGAATTACATCAACTTGATTACAGTTTATATTTCTATAATCTTGCATTAATAAATCCCAAGCAACAGAAAGATTATCAGGTCCTAAATATTGCTTACGTGGACCTTTTGGAGCAAAATAATTTAAAGATATTCTACCATTAACAGAATTTAGTAAATTTAAAGAATTAGTACAGAGCATTCTCCTAGTAGCAGCTAAACCAGGTTTAACTATTCTTCTAGGAAATCTTACTTCTAAAACATTATTAGAAAGTAATGTATCAAGAGTTGCTTTTTGTACTATCATCTTTAGGTTTACAAATACCAAACATTCTTTCTTCGTTTAAGAAAATAGCTTTATTTACTTTTTTTCCTCCACTAATAGTAATATTAGAAATAGTTACACCCATATTATTTGGAAAAATAACTATATCACCTACCTTAGCATGTTTAGTATCTGGACCAGCAAGAACAACCCTACCCTTACGCCAAGCCTTAGTTAACGCATTTGTTGGAACTACAATTCCATTACGAATAACTTCGTCACCTTCATCTGTTTCATCTACATATTCTACTAGAAGAATATCATCAAAAATAAAATCTAGGTCATAATCATCTAAACCAAAATCACCTTTATCTTTTTGTGTTAAATCAATTAAACTCTTTGTAGGAGCTAAATTATCAATACTTGCCATTGCCATACAGCTATTTACGTAAAGATTTCTGTAATTCAACGTACTGTAGCATTTCTCTCTTAGAGATATTTTTATTTTTAGCTATGCTACTTAAACCTTCCACCTCATCCTCTTCTTTTTTCTTTTTCTTTATATAAGATATTCGTTGCCATTTTAAACGCGGAATCAAATAATAATAAAGTTTATAAGTTTCTTGTTTATCATCAAAAATATTTCCAAACTTATTTAAAGTTTCGTTAACAAATTCAGGAAGTTCCTTACTATAAAAGGAAAGCCATCTATTAAAAAGGAACGGTACAAAAGCTTGCTCACCTTCCGAATCTAACTCACCAGCATTTTCCTTTTTAGAATAAAATAATTTATTTTGAAGCTGAAAGAAATTCATACAATAATTTTAGTAGTCGCAACAAATTGATCTCGTACTTCAGCATTAAAGTATTCGATTACTGCTGACATAAATTCGTATGCTTGATCATTAGTTAAGTTTGAAGAGTATGCAAACGGAGGTGCTTTATCACCAGCAATAATATTAATACCGGTATGACCAAGAGCAACGTTGTCTTTTGAGTAGGTAATAGAAACACTTACTTTACCAGAACCTCTAACCTTATCATCTTTACCAATAAACTCATCTTGAACCATTAAATCATCCCCATCAACCATAATACCTTTATTAATATAACTTGATAGAATATTAGCAATAGCAGTATTTAAAAGTCGCTGAAATGATACAGCACCGAATGGACATAGTCCAGGAATTTCCCAACAAAAGTTAATAGCATCTTGACTATGAATAAAGTCATTAGATAGAGTATCTTCAAGATCAATCAATGCATCTTTTACATACATCGGAGCTCTAAAAGCTACAATATTACCATACGGTGAAACATCTTTACGAAATTGCTCATATGCAAATCTATTATGAATAAAATTACCGTCGTATACTCCTTGTTTAATAACCATATCTTATTTTAAATTAATTTGTTCTTTAATCCACTTATAAGTATTTTTAATACCCTTAGATAGAGGGTAATCAGGAGCCCATCCAATCTTCTCTTTAATAAGTTTATTATCTGAATTTCTACCAGCTACACCTAATGGACCATCAATATGCTTTTTGGTAATTTGTTTATTTTCAACTGTACAAGCTATATCTACTAATTCATTAATAGTTACCATTTCATCAGAACCAATATTAACTGGACCAGTAAAATCTGAATTCATTAAACGTCTTATACCTTCAACACATTCATCTACGTATAGAAAGCTTCTAGTTTGTTTTCCGTCACCCCATATTTCAATTTCACCACTACTTTCAATTACCTTTCTGCAAATAGCAGCTGGTGCTTTTTCTCTACCACCATTCCATGTACCTAGTGGTCCAAAAATATTATGAAATCTAGCTACGCGAACTGGTATGCCATGATTTCTATTATAAGTTAAATAAAGTCGTTCGCTAAATAGTTTTTCCCAACCATATTCTGAGTCCGGGTTAGCGGGGTAAGCTGATGATTCTTCACAATTAGGATTATTAGGATCTAGCTGATTATGTTCAGGATACATACAAGCACTACTACTATAAAATATTTTAGTTTCATTGGTTTTACTTTTGTTATACGCATCTGCATTATCTATATTATCACTAAATCTATGTTGATTAAATTCTTTTACTGCATTTAAAATATTAAGATTTATCGAAGCAGAGTTATGCATAATATCAGCATCGTTCTCTCCAGTAAAAATAAAACCAGCGCCACCCATATCAGCAGCTAGTTGATAAATTTCATCAAATGGCCTTTTATATTGCTCTGGAACGCTTTTATAATAATTACCTTGCTCGCCATCAAACTTTACTAACCGTTTACAGTTATTTTGATCTCTCAAGTCTCCTGCATTACCATAAATAAATTCATCAGCTTCTGATTCACAATAATCAGGAGTCTTTAAATCTACTCCTCTTACCCAATACCCTTCTTTTTTAAGACGGGATACTAAATGATTACCGATAAATCCACCGGCACCTAAAACTAAAGCTTTCTTCATATAATATATTATATTACCATAAGCATATTATTCAACCATATATTTATCAGTAGGTATAGATGGCCATCTTACTACTATAAGATCAGAATCCTCTAAAAACTCTACATCAGACACTTCATTTGGAAAGAAAGTAAACATATTACCCGTAGATAAAGTTCGGTCCCTTTTCAAGTGCTTATCTTTTATTATCATAGATCCCTTAACTATATAGGTAACTTCTGTTGTAAGTTTATGAAGGTGTTTATCTCCTATTTTACCTTTAGGGTGGTGTTGATGAGCAACCTCAAAAAAAGGATTTTTAAATAATGATGGTTCAAAATCACCAATAAACCAGCCATTAGTAAAATCATTTATATGCTTTACGTCCATTACTTGCCTGTTTCTGCTTTTTGAATGCGTGTTGCGTGTCTTCCTCCATCAAAAGTAGTAGTTATCCATATATAAATCATATCATCTAATAACTCCTCATCTACAAACTTACTTGGTATAGAAAAATAGTTTGCACAATTATGCCGGACTGCATATTCTGCTGTATATTCATTAAACACTAAAGCGCTTCGAATACCTTTTTGCTTATTACCAGAGATATTCATACCCTGACCAGTTCTACAAAAAGCTAAAGCAAAATCACAATTACCTTTATTAATAAAATCTGTGACCTGAAAAACATAATCATTATAATCACAATCTTTATTAACAAAAGTACCAAAATCTGTATACGGTAACTCGTATTTAGCTAAAATAGATTTAGCTTGCTCTTTTAGCTCCCACCCTGAGTGATCTGCACACAGAGCAATCGGCTTATCACCAAACTTTTTTAATGTATGTGTTACGAAGAAGTTTAACTCTTCAGGCGTACCCATAAGATGCATTTTTTCAACATCTTTTGTCTTAATAACGCAACCATCTTCAATCATTAAATTATATAATGGGCATATATAAAATTCATTATTTGTAGTAAGATCTAAATCTATCATTTGCTTAGCATACTTTACAAACTCACTACCTTTTGTAAAGGTATACACACCAACAGCTGCATTCTCACTTATAACTTCTTTCTCGGCAGTTCTAAGTACATTTTTATTTTTATCAAGTTCAGCATAACTATAAGCAGGATTATTACTTTTGAAAGTTAAAATAGAGCCATTAATGTCATGATTTATTTTGGTTGGATCAAAAAATGGTTCAAAGAAAACATCTAAAGTATATACTATCAAAGGATCATCATTATCTATAAATTCTTCTGCTTGTAAACATGTTTCTACTGATCCTCTAGTGATTTTATCTATAATAATAATTTCAATATCATTACCATATCTACTCTTTAAAATTTTATCTAAAGAAAAATTACTTATATGATCTCTTCTTATTGCAAATATAAGATTACATTCTTCTTTTTTAAGAATAGAATCTAAACTCCAATCGATCATTTGTTTATCATCAACCATTATAAGTTGTTTAGGCATAACATAGCCTTGATCAACAAAACGTTGACCCCTACCGGCAATGGGAATTAGTATATTAGTTTTTTTCATTTATTTCGGCTAAAATTCTAGAAGTAATAGAGTGCGCTTCTTTTATATTATTCTCTAAATTAGATTTATCAACTGTATTGAGAATGCAGTTTATTGTTGCAGCTGCAAACATATCACCTGCTCCTAATACATTTATACCATCAATAACAGGTGTAGATGTATCAAATATTTTATCTTTACTTACACATCTACTACCGCTTTTATGATGTAAGATAACCCAGCCCTTAACTTTTTTAGCTAGCTCATTTACATCCATAAATAAATCTTCATCAGATATAAAAAAGTAATCTACATATTTTAATATATCAAACTGTTTAAATGGCTTACCTTTACAAATATCTATAGAAACTATCTTACTTTTATTTTTTACATCTTTAATAAATGATATATCTTCTAATTCATTTACATAAAGTATATGTGACCATTCTGAATCTTTAATGACCGGTGTTCTTTGTATTTTATTTAAGTTAGCTATTGATGATCTTTCTGCTTTATCTTTATTGACTAAAATTAATGCTTCTCCTACATTTGTAGGCTCAACATTTACTTGGTAATTCTTACATATTTTAGATAACATAAACCATACATTACCTAAACCTCCCACCGAATTATAAGTTATATTACCATCAAAAATAGTATCAGTAGTTAAATGTCCATATAGAGAGATACTATTCATTAAATATATTATCGTATAGCTCTGCAATAACTCCAGTACCTCCTCTTCTTTCGAGAATAGTTTTAACTTCGTTTCTAATTTTTAGTATTGCATCACTTGGACAATAGGTGTGTTTTAATTTTTTTATAATCTCAAAATCAGGTAAATCATCACCTATATATGCTATGTCATCTATAGAAACTTTATATTTACCGGTGAGGTAAGGAAGTAGCTCAACTTTATTTTTTTTGGTCATTTCTTTTACGTAAAAGAAATCAATTTTTCTATTTTTTGCCACTATACGATTAACTCTATCATCAGCAGTTAAAAAACAAACCTTTAATCCTTTCTCTTTAAAACGTTTAATTGCAGTAAAATCTTTATCGTTAAATTCTTTACTAATAACGTTACCTTCGAGGTCGTATGTTTTACAGCCTGTTGTAAGTACCCCGTCTACATCTAAAATTAAAAGCTTAAACATACATCTTAATATAATCACTACATATGCCATAGCAATGATTTATTTTTTTGTATAGTTTATTTCTTCTTGGAAATATTTTTTTACTTTCCGGAAGCACTATAATAGATTTACTTGTAAGATCTGTAAGAGGGGATCTAGAGTGATGCCATAAAAATCCTTTTGAAGTTATTACAAAATCTTCAGTAGTATGCCAAAAGTAATTTATTTCTTCACTACCTATAATATCTACTATTTGTGTTAAGCTTTCTTTATTTTTTAAATGACACCACAATCTACTATCATTTAAAAACTCTAAATTTACTCTGTATTTACCATTATCATGACCTAACCAAAAATTATTATCTCTAAAAAACACATCTACTTCAACATCATATCCTTGATCAAGAGCTGATATAATATATTCAGGGTCATTTTCATGCTCAGTTTTTCCTGTAGTATTACCCCTATGTGAAATAAGCTTATTCCCATTCTTCGTCATAATAATATTCTCCTTGCGGTTCGTATAGATCATACTTATATCCTGTATTATATTTTTCCCACCACATTTTAATTCTAGGAAAAACTCCAAATATTTTATCTCTTAGTTCTTCTGATATTTGCATAGCTCTATATCTTCTTGGAGACGTATCTAATAGAAAGTCTTTATAATTTTTTATATGTTCATAAACTTCAGAATTAAATTTAGCAAAATAATGAGATCCAAAATAACAGGGTATTCTTACTGTTTCGGTTTCAAATCCCCCTTCCCATGTTGGTGTTATTGGTTCCCCTTCTTTATATAAAGGACAACTATATAGAGATTTAATATCTTCAGTGTATCCCCAGAAAATATGATCCTGGGGATGGTAGGGAAAGTGACTACCCATACCTACAGCATAAATTTTACCTTTAGGTCCAGTACCATCGGTGTATTTTATATCGCAATCAAATCCTTTTTTATCTACGAACCTCTTTAGCATTTTCATACTGCTCTTCATAACAGTTTGATCGCTTCTAAACTTCATAGTATATTCAGAAGTAACATGTTTTAATCCTTCATTAAATGAAACTAACTGCAAGTTTAAATTCATAGGTGGTGTATATGGTACAGGACTCTTTACCACCACAACATTTTCATTATCTGATTCTAACGTTTCATCATCCCAAGTAGATATGATTACTTTATCTATAAAATCTAATGTTGTATAACATTTAGCAGTTTCGTAAGTATTTGGAAATATTTTACCTTGTATAACTATATCCATTTTTTGTTATCTAAATTCCAATTTTTATTTTTAAATATTATTTCCCCCTCAGGCAGCGGGCTGCCAGAGTATTCTGTGAACAATATAGGTTCAAAATTTTTACTATCTAACATCTCTATTATTTCGTCTAAATTACTACCTTGTTCATAAAAATTTTTACGTTTATCTAAACTTATTTCTGTTTCAATAAACATAAATTCTTCTAAAAATTTTCCAGCTCCTTCTAAGCACTCAAGTTCCGACCCCTGTACATCTAATTTAAGATAACCAGGAGAGCCTTCTGTTTTATTAATTATGTTACTAATAATTTTATCCAATCTATATGTTTTAATTTTTTCTATTTTTGAAATTTTTCTTTTTTTATTTTCGTATTTACTTTCTTGTAAATGTTTGCTTGGTCTTTTAAGAGAATTACAACCAGGTTCGTTTTCTACTATAAAAAAATTAACTTGTTTTTGATTTTTATCAGATATTGCTCCTTCAACAAAAAAATTATATCTATCAATACTAGGAGACAAAATTGGATCTATACCAACGAGAATAAATTCTTCTTTTTCTATATTTAAATTTAATTTTAAGTAGTGAGTAACTGCATGAATCCAATCACCATCCCTACAACCTCCATCAATTATAATACTGTTAAATGGTAATGATGAAAATAGACGTGTCTTTAAGGGATCTTGCCATAGATCTTCTTCGTCAGAAAGAATATCATTAAGATTATACTTCACTATTTTTTACGAAATGGCATTATCCACGTACCTAAATCAGTAGCAGATTTAGCAAATGGCTCATCGTATTCGAGGTCAAACTCTTCCATGATCGGTTGTACTTGATGGGGGTGTATTTCAATACCCCAGTCATGAACTGCAATTCTATCTCCACTCTTTAAAAGTCTAGCGTATAAATTTAACTCTCTTAATTTATTACCACCGTCACAAAAAATATAAGTCTTAAATTGTTTTACATTTTCACTAATGTGGTCAAATACTTCCCTATCAAAAACATTTTTATAATGAATATTAATATAAGGTGAAATTTCAGCCATTTTTTCAAACCAATGTCCTACACCTTCATGCTCTCTACTAAACCAGTGACCAGTTCCGTTATAACGTGCCCGAGCTTCCATATCACTACCATCAGTCTCCTCTCGTGGATAAGGAAAAGCTTCATACGTATCAAAAATATATGATTCAGTTATAGCAGCCATATTAGCTAAATACGTACTTAAAGCTCCTTTCTGGCTTCCTAGCTCTACAATGTATTCAAACCTATTTGATTCAACAAAGTATTCTTGCCAATATATAGCTGAATAACTCTGCGACATTCCTGCACCCATAAATCGACGGCCTATCTTTTTCATGTCTTCAAGCGGTATAACGCTGTTAGTATATACCTGCTTATCTATACCTTCATGCGATCCATGAACTGTTTTTAATAATTTTTTATCGTGTTTCATATATTATCTTTAGTTACTACTGTTAATTCTGGTAATGGAAATATAAAACCTCCACCGTTTTCTATAAATTCCGTCTCTCTTTTTATTATTTCATCTTTGAAGTGGTAGGGCCCAACTAAGTAATAATCAGGCTTCATAGCTCTACTCTCTTCTTCAGATATAAGCTTAATACCACTTATAGTTTCAGCTCCATGTTTCTCTGGACTGCGCTCAGAAGCATATGGAATTAATTCAGGCCCTATACCACAGTAGTTTAAAATAGTATTCAATTTAGTTGAAGCACCGCATATATGAATAGTTTTATTTTGTCTATTAACAATATCATCTACTAATTTTGTAAGGTCTTCTTTATGCTTTTCGACTTTATTCCTAAACTCTATATATGGCTTATCTGTATCTAAATATGCTTCATATTCTTCAATTTTTAAATTAAGTATATTTTGCTTTCTTTCACGATTATCATATTCAAAATTATCTTTATGCGTAACATAACACATAATAGCTCCTCCATTTGTAGGGGTTTTTTGCACATCAAAAAGTTTAAGATCTGCTAACTCCATAATTTTCTGCAATGGTTGTAAATGGTAATGTACTATATGCTCATTTACTATAGAATCATAAGCTAAATTATCTAATAAAGACTTCCAATACGCTACTTCAAAAATCCATATTCCCTTTTCAGAAAGAAGGTTTTTAATTTCTTTTGCAAAATGTACAGGATCGTCTATATCATAATAACAAGCAATTGAAGTAATTATATCAGCAGAATTATCTTCAATTAAATTATTAACTTGTTTAGAAGGAAAGGTTGTATTAATAACTTCAATATCTTTATCAGTTTGTCTCGCTGCAATACTTGATGGATCAATACCTATCTTTGTAAATTCTTTAGGATAGTTTCTAAGAAGAGTATTATCATTTGAAGCAATATCTAAAACTTTACCGGATGTAGATCCAGTAATATTTAACGCAGTATCAACTATACTCTTTAGATGATCGCGCATAGTTTGGCTTATTCCGCTCTCATACCAATAATTACAATATAGCAAATCGGTGTCAATACTGTGCAGTGTCTGAACTAATCCACAAGCATCTTCATAGCTTTCTGGACAGCAACGTACAATAACATTTGGCATAGGTCTACGCGGTGGTGGTTGCACACCATCCTTTACAAAACAACCTTGAAAGTATTGCTCTCCTAAATCAATAACTTCTTTAAGATTTGTATTACCACAAACACGACATTTTTGTTTATGTACTAACATATATATTAATTAGCTATTATAAATGTTTAATCAAGATTTTGCAAAAGGCTAATATCATTCTCCACCATACTATGAGCTAATTCCTTTAAACCAGATTCTAGATTCCAATTTAGATCTTTTTTAGCTTTAGTAATGTCTGCTGTTCGTATATCTTGCCATGAATTTATAGCATCAGGTCTATAAAATTCGGGAGATATTTTTATAAGAACATCTCCTTTATAAACATATTCTTCGTTTACACCTTCACCTCTCCATTTACCTTTTATACCAATACATTCAAAAGACGGGTTTATAAAATCTTTTATTGTGTATGAAGAACCACTTCCAATTACATATTCATTTGGGCTTCTTAAATTGAGAATATCCCAAATTAACCTTACACAATCTCTCGCATCAGTCCAATCACGTTGAGCATTTAAATTACCAAGAGTTATAGGCTCAGGTTTCTTTTTATTTTTGTACGCGAGATGTATCTTAGCAACACCATTAGTAATTTTACGCGTAACAAATTCTATTCCTCTTCTTGGACTTTCGTGGTTAAATAACCAGCATTGAATTGCAAATAAATTAAATGATTCTCTATAAATTTTAATAAACTGTCTTGCAGAACATTTAGAAACTGCATAAGGATTTCGTGGCTCTGAGGGGTGTTTTTCATCTTGAGGTACATATTTTATGTTACCAAACTCTTCACTTGAACCAGCATTATATAATCTACAATCTGGAGCATGCTTTCTAAGACATTCTAAAATATGTAATACTGCAGTAGCATTTACATCAAAGGTTTGTTGCGGAAAAGACCAGCTAGCCCCAACAAATGATTGAGCGGCAAAATTAATAAAATAGCTTGGTTTATATTTTGTAATAGCTTCATGAATACTATGTACATCAGATAAATCTAAATCTATTAACTTAAATCTTTTATCTTTAATATGTTGAATATTTTTATAGTTAGGAACACTTAATCTTCTTACCCCGCCCAATATATTATAATCTGTATTTGCAAGAAGATGTTCAACCATATAGCTTCCATCTTGCCCCGTTACTCCAGTTACTATAACATTTTTTTTCATTTTAATCGCTCGTATCCTATTTTAACTTCTTGTAATTCAGTTTCAAAAAATTGTTTTTGTAATTCTGTTTTTGCAACCATTCTAAAATAATTTGTTTTATCAACCTCGCTAGCTAACATTTTATCTTCTTTTGCTGCATCAACAGCATCGAATGTTACACTGTTTGCATCGTAAAGCCTTTTAAATTCTTCTGAATTAATAATCTTATCAAATAAGCTTTCACCTATTTGCTCTTTTAAATGATTAAAATTTTTTTCTATACTTTTTTTATCGATATAACCCTTATCTGCTTTTAGTTTAAGTATAGCTATATAATCAAACGCAAATGCTTCATCAACTAATAAGTTTACCATATAATATTATATTTAAAAGTTTTTAAAATCAATCTTTATGACCGAAGTATTGACCACAAAACTTCCACCTATCATCACAATAACCTTTACAATATTCAAATGTCGTCTGTACACCCCTACCATAGAGAGTTAAATTAGTAATATTTAAGACTCTAAATATCCAACAAAAAGAAGTATCAACAGTATGTATCTCTTTAGCTTTAAGAGCTAACCCTATCCAGTCAAAAGGCCTATCAAACTCATATTCTTTTATAGTGACCTCATTATCAAATTTTGGTATATCAGCTTCACGTCGTTCTTGGTGTGTGGTTCCATAAAATCTATTTACTAAAATAAAATTTTCCTCATCAAACGGCTTTTTTTCTTGTAAAAAGCTTTCTAATTTACTTTCCCGCTCTATATTACGTTCAATAGTAAGGTATTTATACCAGTCTTTATAATCTAATCCAACAAACTCATACTTACAATACAGTGGTCCGGGCTTATTACTTCTAACTAATTGATCAGCAATCTGAAAAGGTATATAAATGAGCTCATTATTATTAATAATTTCACGAGGTTCATTAGATTCTAAAAAATCTTTAAATGGATAATCCTGGCTACTATCAATAAAGGTAATGCCCGGATGCTTAATATAATCACCTATGTAGTTATAACCACTATATACGGGCCAGATAACTTCACTTACTTTTTTCTGCTCTAGAAGTTTTACAGCAACTTTAAAAAGATGTAAAATATCACCTAAACCTGCTGGTTGTCTAATAATACAAATTTTTTTCATTACTTAAATAAAAATGGATAGTTTAAATACATCCAATCTTCAGGTATTCTGTATTCTTCAACCTTTTTAAAATTATATTCAATAGCTTCTTTCTTTGAATTATAAATTTCTTTACCATTCTCTTTTAGATTCTTAATTATATCACCTAACTCTTCTTCATTTTCAAAATATATTATACCATCTTTATCAAAATAGTCGTTTACAGCATCATCACCCCAGAATAAAGGAATACTTTTACTTGCAAAACAGTCTACAATTTTTTCTGTCCAGTAACCAGGCTGTCTGCAGTTTTCTATAGTTATAGAATACATATATTGTAATAAAGATTCCTCTTTAAATTCAACAGGATTATAACCATGACCATATACACTTATATCATCTCTATATTTTGATATGATTTTGTGCCTTAATTGATGACCTTCTGTGGTATTCTTACCAGAAGCAATTGTTGATATCTTATTTTCTTTTTTTGTTTCTTTATAGTTATTAATCCAACACCTCCCATGCGGGTAATAAAGATAATTTTGACCTTTAGACAAAAGATACTCATCAAAAGTTAAAACAAAATCAAATAATCTATTATTTTGCTCAATCCATTGATATATATGAGGGTGTATAGCTCGAGGCTCTAGCAACCAGGCAACTTTTCTTTTAACTCCTGATGCTTTATGTATATCATCCAAGCATAAATCAGTAATAAAACAAGTATCGCTTACTGGTTTATTAGAAAAATTCCACTTTACATGCTTATTAGTACCTTGATGACATGATGAAGGCTCACCTCCAAAATTTTTATCTCTAATATTTACTTCTACCATGATTTTATGTATTCTTTTAATTGTTCTTGATCCATCGCTTCAACTTTCTGCACTTCTTTTTCATTATGAAGATAATAATCATGCTTATCTTTATCTTTTATAGCAACTCCACCTTCCTCATGAGGTAGATGGAATAAAAACCAGTTGGGGTTATCATTACCAACTTTAGCCACCGGTACACCTAACGTACCAGCTCTAGAAATAATTTCATTATCCTCATAACCCCATCCTATAAAGTTAGGATTAAATCCATTTATCTTTGCAAAAGTATCTTTAGTACCTATTAAGCAACCTCCCACAGCATTAGTATTACCAACACAATATTTTTGTCTATCAAAATAACCAGTTACAATATTATCTTCTTCAATATGACTGGTTAAAAATTTAAATAACTGTGTACCTGTATTATTAATTTTATCCTTTAAAGGATGTTCTATATAAATTGCTGTACCATTATAACCTATTATAATCATTCCTTTTTTAGCTAAACTAACCCCCTTTATTAGACTGTCAATACTAACTAAACAATCAATATCTAAAAAACATATTACATCATTTGAAGCTTGTTTTAATCCTTTATTATAACCAATACATTTATTATATGTACTGTCATTTTTATAAAATATATACTTATCTTCCGGTCTTACTAAATCCTTTATTCTCTCTTCAGAATCGTCCTCTACAAAAATAAATTCACTTTTTGGATATATAGACTTATAGTATTTGTAAACTATATCTAGGTTATTCATTCTATGTTGAGTATCTTTTCTAAAATGAACTATAAAAGATATATTTGATTTAGGCTTTTTTACTTTTAAAAAATCTGCAACTTGATCAAATGGTGTATCTGGAATAGCAGTAGGACCCATACCATGCTTATTTTCAAATGTAGACCACGATTCCTGAATATTATTTTGCCAGTCCTTTCTCGGTCTAATAGCTGAATTTTCTTCTGAACATGCTTGTTCTTCAACATAATCTAAACTATTAGCTATATCTGGCCACCACCAATATGGAGTAGTATACCCATGCTTTGATAATTCATAAGAATGATCTACATGCTCATACGCATTAGTATATTTTTCATCAAGTATACCTACTTCTTCTAAACAATTTCGTGTATAAAAGCAAACAGCACCAACACAATTTTCATTTAAGGAAATTTTTAAATCGTAATAATCTATAACTTTACGAGGCATAGGAGCTCCCTTACTAACCATTCCTTTGTTAGCTGGGCCATGGTAAGCAAACATAAAATGTTCAATACCTGTCTTTTTATATGCTTTAATATACTCCTCAAATATATTACCTTTAAAGAGCATATCATCTTCAACTAAGATGATGTAATCACAGCCTTTTTCTAAAAGATGTTTAAAAGCTAAATTTTTAGCTTTACCTACTCCTTCCCCACCTGATGTTTCTATATAGTCACCTACATGACATACTATACTCTCATCACCATCATTTACAGTAACTAATTCATCATACCAATCTTCTTTAATAGAATCACGACATTTTTTATACATGTCAATTCTATTACATGTAATAATTCCTACTCCAATACTCATAATCCAAATCTCTTGTATAATTCTTTTTCTTTATTTTCTGATTCTAAAGCATTCTCTTGCTGCAATAAAAGTTTTTCTAATTCATCAACATTACTTAAAATAGATGGCTCATCTTCAATTAAAGTGCCATCAATACCTATATATTGTTGAATTAAATCTATTCTCTCTTGTGCGCTATTTGGAAGTTCAATCAATACAGGAGAATCACCTTTTGGAAAAAAGATATCAGCTTCAGGATTTTGCATATATTGATTTAATATAGAATTAAAAATATTATCTACCTCGGTAATAAATTGTTTATCTATTTTTTTAACACTATCACCAATAAACATATCAGGACCTGGATCGTCATTTGCTAACTTAGGATCAAAACGACA